CGGTTGATCCTGTATCTCCAGTATCTCCAGTTAAACCTGTGTCACCGGTAATACCAGTCCATCCAGTATCACCTCTTCCAGTTGGTCCTGTAATGCCAGTACGTCCAGTTGCTCCAGTTGTTCCAGTTCGTCCAGTTGTTCCAGTGCGTCCAGTAAAGCCCGTTGCACCAGTAAAGCCAGTTGCGCCAGTATCACCAGTTAAACCGGTGGATCCAGTATCTCCAGTTGAACCAGTTGATCCAGTATCACCAGTAATACCAGTCCATCCAGTATCACCTCTTCCAGTAGGTCCCGTTATACCAGTACGCCCAGTAGCTCCAGTTATTCCAGTTCGCCCAGTTGTCCCGGTATAACCAGTAAAGCCAGTATCACCTCTTCCAGTAGGACCAGTATCACCAGTTAAACCGGTGGATCCAGTATCTCCAGTTGAACCAGTTTTACCAGTATCACCAGTAACACCAGTCCATCCAGTATCACCTCTTCCAGTAGGACCAGTTATACCAGTTATACCAGTCCATCCAGTATCACCTCTTCCTGTGGGTCCCGTTACACCAGTTGGTCCAGTAATACCAGTAACACCAGTCCATCCAGTATCACCTCTTCCTGTGGGACCCGTTATACCAGTAGGACCACTTTGTCCAGTTAAACCAGTTAAACCAGTTGATCCAGTTGCACCAGTAACCGAAGCACCTGATGGTCCAGTAATACCAGTAACACCAGTCCATCCAGTATCACCTCTTCCTGTGGGACCCGTTATACCAGTAGTACCACTTTGACCAGTTGAACCAGTTAAACCAGTTGATCCAGTTGCACCAGTAACCGAAGCACCTGATGGTCCAGTAATACCAGTAACACCCGTCCATCCAGTATCACCTCTTCCTGTGGGTCCTGTTATACCAGTAGTACCACTTTGACCAGTTGAACCAGTTAAACCAGTTGATCCAGTTGCACCAGTAAGCGAAGCACCTGATGGTCCAGTAATACCAGTAACACCAGTCCATCCAGTATCACCTTTTCCTGTGGGTCCCGTTATACCAGTCAAACCAGTTGCACCAGTTGTACCGGTACATCCAGTTGTTCCAGTTATACCTGTTACTCCAGTATTTCCAGTTGCTCCAGTATTTGTAGCGTCTCCAGCAATACCTTGTGGGCCAGTTGCACCAGTTGTACCTGTTGGTCCAGTTGCACCAGTTTCACCAGTTGATCCCTCAGGAACAAGTGTTGTACGAATAAACGATGGACAAGAACTTTCAAATGATAAATCAAGTTTAGTACCATCTACTGTACTATATGCAACAAGACCAATTAATAATCTAGTGTTAGAACTAGCTAAAACAACAGGATATGGTATATATAAGGGAATAACAATTTCAGTTGAAACAGCCAAGGTTGTTTGTAAAACAGAAACAGCTTCAGAGTTAAATGGACCAACAGGAATTGGACTATAGGCCGATCCCTCATTTTGTGAATATAACGTCCATTGTAATTTTATAATAGGTGTTGGTCCTGGAAGTGGATTTTGAAGTGATTTTGCCCAAATATGCATTTCCCACCATCCTGGAGGAACTATTCTACTAGATAAAACATGAGACATTATTAAAAACTGTATACCATTGATAGAATCTCCACCTGGAGTAATTACAGGAGGAGAAGGTGTTCCCGTAGTTTGCACATTACTACGTAAAGTAATAACATAATTTCCTTCAAGCTCATCATTAACATTATAAAAAAGTATAACTTCATCCCCTAAATCATTTGTAGTGCTGCAACTACATGAAGCTGCAACATTTAATGGAACACAGTCACATACGTTCATGAATAAAACTAGACCACCAGAAGAACCAGGCATTCCTCTTGGGCCTGTTGGACCTTGGGGACCAGTTTGTCCTGTAGGTCCAGGAGGACCAGGGGGTCCAGGTGGAGGAGGACAAGGCGGCAAAGGCGGGTTAGGAGTGGGGCATGGCCGGTTTGGACATCCACGAATAGACTCCAGGTAGTTTTGGTAACCTCTTGTGCCCATTATATATATATATGTTTTATAAAATTTTTACAAAAGATACATCCTAAACCAGTTGAGCCATTTTTTATTTATAAAAAAGTAGGTAAATAAATATTTTTCTAAATAAAATAGATATTTATTTACATATAATAAAATGTCGTACATTTTCAATAATTATCCAAAATAGAAATATCATGTAGACATATGTAATATAAAAATCGCCATCTGTCTAATTCATAAACTAATTTCCATACATTTACCTCCCACATCAACATATTTTTTTCTTTAACAATATTCAAAGAAGTTTCTTTAGTTAAATCTGCAAATTCTAATAAAGAACTAATATTTCCACCAAACATGCTACCTGCAAAATACCACAAAACTTCTTTATAAATTTCTCCACAAGTATATGTAATATCTGGATTCCAAATAGAAGGAATTCTTACATGAAGATTATAGCTAATATTTCTTAATCGCATTACTTTTTCACAAAATTCTTCATCGCTTACATTTATCATATGTTTAATTCCAATATCCATCCAAATAAATTGTTTTGCACCATAGTTATTCAATTGAATTGCCTTTCTAACAAATTCAGTTTTATAAGCCATAGTAAACATATATTCAATAGTATCCTTTGTTGGATTTTTTTTTATTTCAGAATTGTCCAATTTATCTTTATATTCATATAAATAATTAGATTCTTTTTCAAAAGGAATAATTGTAGTATTTTCATTGGCAAATTGCAAGAAATGATGAATTACTTTTTTATCAATAAAAATAACTTTATTTATTGGTATCTTTAACAAAGACTTAGATAATTCAAAATATTTTTCATAAGAACGATCTCCACGAGAATTAATATTTGTCATAAGAGCAGAGACAATTGTTGCGCCTGGACCATCTGATTCTATTGTTTTTTCTTCAGGCATTGTATTATATTTTTGTATAAAAATATAATAAATTAAACGATAATCTATAGTTCACCTTACGAAGAAGGTAAACTGGATAAACATAACATAATTGTACCTAGACTTGCAACATTATATTTTACAACCAATGGCAAATCATTTTCTAAATATAATTCTATCTGTGAACATAAATTTGTACATTTAATAAAATATCCCAAATTTTTCAACGAAAATTCACCTTGTATAACCTTTGAAGAATCTTGTTTCAAAATAAATCCCATGCTTCCATCTGATTCCGCGCGATGAATTTCTGCTGAAGCAAACTGACCTGAACATTTGAATATTAATTCATTTCCAACCGACTTAATTTCTAGTTTTTCTGAAATGCAAGACATGTCTCTTATAATTTTTTGAAAATCCGCCGAAGGAAGATTAATAATAGAAGAAAATTTAACATCAGGATACACCATCTCGTCTTGGTCAGGTTCAATTAAACGCAACTTTTGCGTCTTGCATTGTTTAATTTCTCCATTATCAAATTTTAATGCCAAATGAGAAACAATTCCATCTACATAATCGGCATTTTCAATATAAATCGTCAAAGTATCATCGTTGTCAATAGAATTTATCAATTTGAACAAATGAAACATGTTTACACCAATAATAATCTTCTCTTTTTTACATTGGTAAAATTCAAAATTTTGTGCAGCTAAATGTAAATGAGCTAAAATAGTGTGAGACTTGTCCATATTTATAATGCGAATTCCGTCAGGTGTAAAATAAATATTTGTCTCCAGTAATATATCTTTTAATGCTGTCATTAATGTACGAAACGGAGCAATTTGAACCGTTTTTATTGTAAGAACATTGTCTTCCACAAAATTAGACATTTGTATTTTATATCCTAATATCGTACGTATCTTTAAATACTTTATTTGTACTAGATATTTTTTGTTTCAAACGCACCAATTGTAAAATCCAAAATTTATATTTATTATTATACTTTTCTTTTTGGTGTATGACGAAGTTTATGATAATTTTTTTTAGCCAACTTCAATGCCTTACTTTTTGAATTACATCCTTGTTTCAAAATATCAAAATCTACTACAGACGCTTTTCCCCCAGTAACAGAACTAGCCAATCGCGCAAGCCCCCAAGATTGTGAAGTTTGATTAGGCCTGGATCCAGATGAGAAATATGCACCTTGTCCTTTTTTCACAATTTTTTCTAAAGTTTTTTTAGAACAACCCGTTTTTCTGGCAAGTTCATTCGTTGGACCAATTTTTTCAACATTATACATTTTTTGCGCATTCAAGATATGTGACGATTTTTTAGAACGAAATGATTTCAGAGTTTTTCTTGTATAATATTTACCATGTTTGTACATTTTTTTAGATTTTGTCAACATATTTTTCTGGAGTTTTGCATCTTTTTTAGAGAGACGCTTTGGCAAATATCTCAATGGAATATATTTCATTGATTTTTTCATCTTTATTATATGTACATATTTTTTAATAATATTTAGAGAAAATCTCTTCCGGCGCATAATGTCCTTAATTATGTTTCTTCTCTCCTAAACTAGCATTATACGCCAGGGCCTAACAGAAAATAATTTTACTATAAATTTATTTTTTCATAAAATTATATTAAATTATTTTATAATTAATTATAATATGTGTGAAGTAACATTTATTATACCGACAATTGGGAGAGAAACATTGGGACTATCCATTAGTTCTTTGCTCAAACAAGATAATCCAAATTGGAAAGCAATTATAATATTTGATGGAATAGAACCGAATATTAAATGCATAGATCCCCGAATAAGTATACTAAAATGTGAAAAAAAAAGGAGAAGGAAAAAATGGCGCTGGAAATGTAAGAAATTATGCAGTTCCTTTTATTGAAACAGAGTGGTTTGCATTTTTAGATGACGATGATACGGTAGCAGATGATTATGTAACATGTTTACAAAAACAAATTGAAGAGATACCAGATTTAGATGTTTTAATATTTCGTATGAAACATAACCACTTGGAAGAATTATTCCATATCTAGATAAAACGGAAATTAAAATTGGGAATGTTGGTATAAGTTTTTCTTTAAAAACAAAAATTATGAAAGAAGATGATCATTTATTTATACCAAGTGGAATTGAAGATTATGAATTATTAAATACTCTTTTGAAAAATAATTACAAAATCATGTTTTATCCATTTGTAAAATATTTTGTTCGTAGTTTTCCTGAAAATATTACAGAAAAAGGAACGTCCACAAAATTTAATTTTGATGTGCAGATTTCAGAAATTCAAAATGAAAATGAAAATATAGAAATATAAAAATTATATATTTACAAAATTTATATATAAAAAAATAACATAATACTGAATAAAACATGAGTATAATAACTTTTATTATGCCAACAATAGGACGAGATACTTTGCAGAGATCTATTCAATCTTTAATTAACCAAACCAATCCAAATTGGAATGCAATTGTCGTGTTTGACGGTATAGAACCTAATATTACATGTGATGATTCTAGGGTAAAAATAATGCAATGCAATAAATTGGGTGAAAATCATGAAAATATGAATAATAGTGCTGGAAATGTAAGAAATTATGCTGTACCTTTTGTTGAAACAGAATGGATTGGTTTTTTAGACGATGATGATACCATTGTATCAGATTATATAGAAACATTATCTTCTGAACTTTCAACATATCTAGAATTAGATGTATTAATTTTTAGAATGAAACATAATCAGTACGGAATAATTCCAAGCCTAGATAATAGAAATATTACATGGGCAAATGTTGGAATTAGTTTTTCATTAAAGGCAAAAATTATGAAAGAAGATGGTATATTATTCACTCCTTCTCATACAGAAGATTTTGATTTATTAAATAGAATCCGAGAAAATAATTACAAAATACTAATACATCCTCTTGTTAAATATTTTGTTCGTGATACACCCTATTCCATAGAGGAAGAAGGAGTTAGATCAACTATAAATTTTTAGTTTAATATACATAGACAAAATATATGTATTTTTTTGATTTACACCGAATATTGTAATAATATTTTTTTATCAATATATTTTGCAGCTATTTCGTTTGTTGATTTTGCTATAATTTTTGGAGCCTTTCCAGATTTTAATGCTTCAATCCATCTTGAAATACATAAACACCATTTATCTCCACTCACTAAACCAGGAAATCCATTTCTAGGAGTTGTTAAATCATTCCCTTTTGACTTTGTAAATTGTAAAAAATCATCATCAACTATTGCACAAACTACATGGGTTCCAGAATCAGAACTACCAGTTGAACATTTACCGTCTCTATAATAACCGGTTACCTTATCATATGATTTACTACATGGAATTAGCTTAGTTCCTAAAATATTTTTTTTATTCAACCGACTTCCCCCATGTTGACTGTTAGGATTGAACAAGGAATATAAAAAATATAGTATTGATATTGTGATGGCAATAAAAATATTATTATTACTCAATAATTTATTATATGCATTTTTCATAATACATATAATACATATAAAAATTTGCAGTTTATTCATTTTTATAAACTTTAGTTACTCATCTCTGCACGATTTTGAACGTCAAGACTTTCATCAGGTAAAGTATTCATAAGCATTCCACTTACAGGAGTAGGATTAAGAGGGGACATACCACCAACTCTCTTTCGGTGACGGCGGCTCTTTTTTCCGTTATGCTTCTTGCTACCAACTTTTACAAACCCAAAGTGTCCCTTCTTTGTTCCATAGCCATGTTTCAATAAACGCATCTCCTTTTTCGCGCTAAAATGCTTCTTCTTTGAAACAATGCGACCAGCCTTTGTTTTCATCAAATGAGATTTTGTTAATCCACCGCTCGTATGTTTCGCCGTTCCATGCCAAACTTCAGCTCTGCTTCCAACCGTTTTTTCGTGAACCATTATATATTTATATTAGAAAATAAGTTTTACTAAATACTTATTTAAAAATCAATTAAAATTTGTTTCGCAAAGGTCGTTGAGCTCCTCCAGGTTGTCCTTCTCTCGTTCCATTTTCAGTTGCATTCCATATAAAAGTGGGACTACCTCCTTGACTAGCATTCAAGATTTGAGATATTCTCTCTGCATTTGTGGTATTTTGTTGTCTTTTTAACAAGTCTTTATTATATATAACACAACTTGTTCCGCTAGATCTTTTTATACACGATGCTATAAATTGTTCCGGCGAAGGATAATACAACCCTTTTGCATTTTCAATAGACATTGCTATATATAGAAACTTTCAAAAAAAAATGAATTAAACCTATCCGAATTATTAATTATACACAATAAATTACACACTTTAAAAATGTCGGAAGAACTTGCAAACAAGTATCAACAAAAGACGGATAAGCAGCATATTTTAGACAATCCTGATACCTATATTGGATCCGTTGAGGAAGTAGATACGGATATGTGGATTCTGGATGAAGCCGCAGGAAAAATTGTTCAAAAAAATATTCGCTACATTCCGGGCTTGTACAAATTGTTTGATGAAGGAATTGTAAATTGTCGCGATCATGTGATTCGTATGTTGCAAGCATCCGCTTCCGGAAAACCCGATACAATTCCGGTTTCCTATATTGATATTGATATTCAACAAGATGGAACTATTGTCATGATAAATGACGGAAACGGTATTGATGTTGCAATGCATCCCGAGTACAATATTTGGATTCCTGAACTCATTTTTGGACATTTGAGAACAAGTACAAATTACGACAAGACGGAAAAGAAGATTGTTGGAGGTAAAAATGGTTTCGGATTCAAGCTTGTTTTAATCTGGTCTACAGAGGGATCTATTGAAACCATTGATCATGTACGCGGACTAAAATATACCCAAACCTTTAAGAAAAACTTGGATGAGATATGCAAACCCAGTATTACAAAGTGCAAATCCAAGCCTTGTACTAAAATTACATTCAAGCCAGATTATGCTCGTCTCGGAATTCAAGGACTTACACCAGATATGGTCGCACTTTTGAAGAAACGTATCTATGATGTATCTGCTGTTACGGATAAGACGCTCAAGGTAAAGTATAACTCCACGCAAATTCCAGTGAAGAATTTTCAACAATATATTGACTTGTATATTGGTGCAAAGGACGCGGCACCTCGTGCATATGAGGATAGCGAATCTGGAAGATGGGAGTATGCTGCGGCGCTCTCTCCAACACACGAGTTTATTCAAGTATCCTTTGTAAATGGAATCAGTACAAACAAGGGTGGAAAACATGTGGACTACATTCTGGGACAGATTACTCGCAAGCTTGTTGCCTTTATTGAAAAGAAGAAAAAGGTCACTGTAAATGCCAATGCGATCAAGGAGCAGCTCATTCTGTTTATTCGGTGCGATATTGAAAATCCGGCATTTGATAGTCAGACAAAGGACTTTATGAATACACCTTCAAGCAAATTCGGATCTACTTGTACGGTAAGCGACAAGTTTATTGAAAAGTTGGCAAAGATGGGAGTCGTGGATGCAGCGTGTGCCTTGACAGAAGTAAAGGAGAATAAGGCGGCCAAAAAGACGGATGGAAGCAAGACGAAAAATATTCGCGGTATTCCAAAGTTGAATGATGCGAACTGGGCTGGAACGGAAAAATCTAAACTGTGCACGATCATCTTTTGTGAGGGCGATTCAGCAAAGACGAGTGTACTGAGCGGTCTTTCTTCCGAAGATCGCAATACATTTGGCGTTTATCCAATGAAGGGTAAGATTCTAAATGTGCGTGGAGAAACAATAAAGAAGATTACGGAGAACAAGGAAATTGCAGAAGTGAAGAAGATTTTGGGTCTTGAATCCGGTAAAAAGTACAATACGATTGAAGATGTATACAAGTCGTTGAGATATGGAAAGGTTGTGTTTATGACAGATCAAGATTTGGATGGTAGTCATATCAAGGGTTTAGGTATCAATCTCTTTCAATCCGAGTGGCCAACTCTTGCACTTATTCCAGGATTTATTGGTTTCATGAATACACCAATTGTAAAGGCGAAAAAGGGAAAAGATGCCTTGTCCTTTTACAATAATGGGGAATATGAAAACTGGACCAGCCAACAGTCTGAAGTAGAGTTGAAGAAATGGAAAATCAAGTACTACAAGGGTCTAGGTACTAGCACACGCGAAGAATTTCGCGAATATTTTGAAAATAAAAAGTTTGTCACCTTTCAACACGAAGGAAAAACAAGCGACGATGCAATTGATATGGTATTTAATAAGAAACGCGCGGACGACAGAAAAGACTGGCTAGGAAGTTATAAGCGCGAGAACTATTTAAACACTACAAATAATACAGTCACATATGAAGATTTTATCCATAAAGAACTCATTCACTTTTCCAAATATGACTGTGATCGTAGTATTCCGAATTTAATGGATGGTCTAAAGACGAGTTTGCGAAAAATCCTCTTTGTTGGATTCAGTGAAAATTTGACAAAAGAGATGAAGGTCGCTCAGTTGAGCGGTTATGTTTCAAAGAATTCCGCTTACCATCATGGAGAAGCGTCCTTGAACGCAGCAATTGTTGGAATGGCACAAAATTTTGTCGGTTCAAATAATATTAATCTACTTGTTCCTAGCGGACAATTTGGCACAAGATTGCAAGGAGGAAAAGATAGCGCGTCTGAAAGATATATTTATACTTACTTGAACAAGATTACACGCTGTATATTCCCTGAAGCAGATGATGCGATCCTAAAGTACTTGGACGATGATGGAATGATGGTTGAACCTCTATTTTATGCTCCTATCATTCCGATGGTATTGGTAAATGGTGCAAAGGGTATTGGCACTGGATTCAGTACTGAAATCTTGTGCTATAATCCGGTCACGATCATTCAATACTTGAGAGCAAAACTTGAGAATAACACGGAAAAAATGAAATCTATTGAATTCATGCCTTACTATGAGGGGTTTGAAGGAACGATTGAAAAGATTGAAAAGGAATCGGAATATACCCGTTATATTGTCAAGGGGAAATATCAAACAATCGGCCCAGACAAGATTCGTATTACGGAGTTGCCGGTTGGAACATGGACAGAGGATTTCAAAGAGCATCTTGAATCACTCACAGAAACTACGGACAAGACGGGTAAAAAAATTATTCCTCTTGTAAAAGACTATGATGATATGTGCAAAGATACTCATGTGGATTTCTTGATCACGCTACAAAAGGGTAAACTAGAAGAGTTGGAAGCTATGAAAGCCGATAATGGATGCAACGGAATCCAGAAAACATTCAAGCTTTATTCTACAATGTCAACAAGCAATATGCATCTCTTTGATGAAAGAGAAAAATTGATAAAATACGACACAGTTCAAGAAATTATTGACGACTATTTTGACACTAGACTTGATCTCTATCAAACGCGAAAGGAGTATTTAATTGATGTTTATGAAAAAGAGTTTCTCATATTCTTGAACAAGACTAGATATATCCGTGAACTCTTGAATGATACGATTGACTTGCGAAAGAAAACAAAGCAACAAGTTGTTGAAATGCTTGAAGAAAAGAATTACCACAAACCAGAGGGAGACGAAGATTACAAGTATCTTGTAAAAATGCAAATGGATAGTGTCACGCAAGAAAATATTGACTCTCTTTCAAAACAACTTACGGCAAAGCAACAAGAATTAAAGGACATCAAAACCACTACAATTGAGCAAATGTGGAAGAATGAGCTCACACAGCTTGAAGAAGAATACAAGAAATATTCTGACGAACGTCGCGCGCTAATGAACCCTCAAACAGCCACAAAGAAGCCGACGAAAAAATCAAAGTAATCACCCATTTGTCAGCATATATGCTGTACTGAAAAAAAGGCACTAACTAATAGACCCGGAAACTACAAAATATAATCTTTTGTATATATAAAATGATTATATTTTTTTTACCGACATGTTTACCGATATTATTTTTCTCTCTTTTAAGTTGCTACGCAAATATACAAACAAGAGTATTACGTACACCAATTCATCAGTATTTTCCATTTCTGAAGTTGCACCATATTGTACTCTTTTCTAATCCCAATATAGAGAGAAGCGTATATGCCGTTGATTTTAGTCCAGTAAATCAAACTGAAATAACCACTCTCCACAGCCTCTTTTTGGGAAAATCTGTTCCAGCAGAGCTCCGACTACGTCATTTACGCAACGCCACTATATATGACGATGAAAAAATACTAAAAAATATGCACTTTGAAATATCTCACGAAGAATCAAAACATCTTTCTGAATCAGTATATTCATCAATGAGAGACAAGCGAATGAAACAAATTATCACAAAACTGAAAATCTGGAACAAATACGAAATGAACATGTATACAAGAAATTGTCAACACTTTAGTGCCTTTTCCTTAAAGAAGAGTAGAGAGAAACCCGGACCTGGTCTTTAAGCCCTTCTCGCACATAATATAATAAAAATGAAAACAATTTAAACAAATCCCATTACGTACAGATATACCCCGTACCGATTCGCACAATGTTCAAATTACGTACCAAACCGACACAATTTACAAAGGGAAAAACAGAGGATACCTTGTGTGATTTGGCGCAACGTTATCTTTTGAATTCTGAAGAAACTGAATATCATTTGTTGGATATTATTGTAACAAATAAAAGTTTGCCTGAAACAGAACAATGGAAAATCAGAACAGATAAAAAATTGAAAAATTTCAACAATATTACTGTTGATATTTTATCAAGTAAAAGTACCGACTATAACGATATTAGTAAATACATACACAATATATTCAACTGTAAAACAAAAGATGAGTTGCCAAATATTTTAATTATTTGCTATCATACCAAACGTGTATGTGACGATTTAATTAATTTATTTAATATATTTGCAGGAGTAAATTATATACAACCGGTAAATAAAATAAAATTTCACATCTCTTTTGATGAGCCAGACGCGAATTTGGGAGTTACTAAAAAATTTATTAAAAAAATAAAATCATTTATTCATACCAAATTAATAATAGGAATTTTGTTTATTACAGCTACTCCTGTTAAAGAATTTTGGAAAATGCTGAATCAAAGCGGAATCAAAACTTTGTTAAATATGAATCACAATAATACACAAAATTTTGATGAAGAGTTGGAAAATTATAGATCTTTCAAAGAACACAATATTATCTTGTACGACAATTCTACACTTAATCCGTTGGATTATATTATTTCTGCCTTTTCAACAGAAATAAAGGATGAACACGATGTAGTTAAACCAATAATTGATGAAAGTGAGAGAAAAATAATATTTGCGCCTGCACACTTGTATACAACTACGGAAGGAGTTGGTAGTCATATGGAAGTCACAAATTATTTCATGGGAAGAGGGTACTGTGTGTTTTTAATGAATGGAATGTACAAGGGTTTTATTTATCCAAATAACCAAAAAATTACATTGGAAGATTTTAATAGAGAGAATAATATTGAAGATGAGTTGAGAATTAGTTTGGCAAAATGGAATGAACTCAACCCTACAATGAATTTGGTTATTACAGGATACTGGGTAATTGAAAGAGGAATCACGTTTAATACAATTGGATTTAATTTTACAGACATGATTTTATCAAATTATCATTTGAAATGTTTGAATAAACTTATTCAAATTGCGGGGAGAAGTACCGGAGGAAAAATGTTTGTTAGGTTAATGAATATAATTTGCACATCGGATGTAAAAAACGCTGTTATTGAATTTAATGATAACTTGGAAAAAATTTGTTCTTTGAATCCTGAACATTTCAATAAGACCGACTTTATTAGTTCAAAAAATACTATTCCTGTAAAAGTTGTGTTTCATGATAATGATTTGTTAAATTTGGTTTTACAAATTCGCGAAACTTCTAAACGTGGTTACAAACAACAGCTTCATAATATTTTGGTTGAAGGATTAAATTGCGGAAAAATCACTTTTATAGATAAAAATAATTCAAAGAAATTTGTGATTACGGAAAGAACTATCAACCAAGTTAGAATGTACAAGTTGGGTGATATTATAGAGGTAAGGCGATTTAAAAATTTTGATGAGGCATTTGAAAATTATAAAACGGTTTCTCAATCTTGTGAGGAAATGGAATATAATATTGATTTGGCAAAAGATATTTATATACTAGATGATTTTGAAAATCCTCCGAATATTGCATGGATTACATACAAGGTCTAACATACAAAGTCTAACATACAAAGTCTAACATACAAAGTCTAACATACAAAGTCTAACATACAAAGTCTAACATACAAAGTCTAACATACAAAGTCTAACATACAAAGTCTAAAACCAAGGTTTCAATACCAGCTCCTTGTCATTATTTGTAGACATGATTGGAGGCGACAAAGGAACATACATGTTACTAGCATCGCTAATATATTTCAGGTATCCTTGAGCTTCACTATATACTTGCTGAATACAGTAATTTAGAACAAGTTGATTCAACTGTTGAATTTGTTGGCGTATATTTGTTGGCTGATTTGCTGCATATTGTAGGAAAATACTTCGCATAACTATTTTTAAACTGTCGCAATCTTGAGGACCGATAATATATTGACGATTGGATTTTTCATATACACCTGCGCGAATACCATTTTGGAGAATTTGAATATTTGTTTCAGAAAAAAACGATTTGGATAATTGCGTTTCATCCCATAATCCTTCTGTAGAATTTAAATAAGTTGCGCATTGATTCGCGGGTATTCTATCATACATTGCAAACAAATTTTTTGTGCTGGGTGTTTGTATGTCTATTCTTCCATTCGTTGTTTTGATATTATTCATCGTGTTTAAAATCCTAGTTATATATCTTGGATATAAAAAATTACAAAAATAAAAAATATTTGTCTAGTTTATACAATAAAATCAAAATGGCATCTTTTCAAACTACTGTTTCAATCGTTGCATTAATAACATTGATTGTTATTTTTATTACTATTGCGATATCATTACATATTGCTAAAAAGAAGGAAACCTGGCCTCCTATTCTCTCTCAATGTCCAGATTATTGGGTAGATGAATCTAATAATGGTTCTAAATGTGTAAATATACAGAATTTAGGAACTTGTAAACCAACAAATCAAGCCCATCAAAGTATGGACTTTACAAGCCCTATATTTATGGGTAGTAATGGTATTTGCGAAAAATATAGATGGGCCAAGGGGTGCGACTTAACTTGGGATGGTATTACATATGGTGTTCCAAATCCGTGTACTCCTAAAAAAACAATGAATACATAGAATGAAAAACATAGAATAAAAAACATAGAATGAAAAACATAGAATGAAAAACATAGAATGAAAAACATAGAATGAAAACACAGAGAGAAGGTTAATGAATATACCAAAATAATATGGATATAATATAGAAATGCGCTCCCCAGAAGATTATATATTCAAAGATAGTACCAATCATGAAGATGAAGAGGGAGACGAAGATGAAGATGAAAAAGATTCTATTCAATTTATGAAAAAGGAAACTACTCCTGATTGGAACAATACGAATGTGGAAACACTATATAATTGGCTAGTACTCGCATCTTATAATATCATGCTTTTAGAAGCTTCTATTAAACATTTACGCAACTTGATAAACATAATTACTCTATGGGGACTTTTACTATCAGGCTCTACTGGAACAATTAGTGTTTCACAACTATCGCAACAAAGTAATAATATTATTTTAAATTTCATTTTTATATTTTTAAGTTATGCTGTAACTGTTCTAACTGGATATTTGAAAATGTATAGAATACAAGATAAACTAGAAGAATTTATAAGGGTAAAACAAGAATGGATATCATTTAGTACTTCTATTGTATCTCAAATGCAACTTCCTGTAAAAATGAGACAATCCGCAGAGGATATTATACTGACAAATAAAGTAAAATATTTGGAATTATTGAAACTAGACTTAGATGTGGATGAAAGTTTAAAAAAAATAATTTCTGATAAAATAACAAATTATTATATGGAAATAGGAGTATATTCTGCTCCAGCTGTTCGTCCTAGATTGACAGATTTGATCATGAGTGTTGCGAGCAAAGAATTATCAGATTCTAATATTAAACAACAATTGGATGAACATGCAATAGATGTTCCTAATGAAAACAAAAAAATACTTTTAAAAAATAAAAACAAAGTACCTGCTGAATCATCACTTGAATCGCATCTCATGGATAATATAAAAACATTTGGTAAATGGGCAGCAAAAGAAGCCAAAGAATACATAGAAGAAGAGATTTCAGAAGAAGATTAAACATACGACTACGGATCCAAATACGAATATAAATCAGAAATAGACGCTGTGTTCCTTTGTAAAAATAAATATACCACCCTATATTAGTTGGTATATTTATCTACCCATTATCATGAAAGAAGAAGAAGATAGAGAGAAACAAAAGGAGGTTAAATTTTTTTCTAGATTGAATAGGCTTCCCGAGGAAATTGTAACGTATTGTATTCAACCTTTTCTTCCTCTTTCAACCCTTGTATTCTTGTCCAAAACAAATTACACAAAATATCACTCAACTATAATAAAACCCATACTTTATGAAAAAGGTTTGGACACCTATATGCGTTATATTATTAGAAATGACCTGAATTTTTTATTTGAAACTTCTCTCTATGAAAACTTTGATAAATGGTTAAAATTGACAAAATTCATGTACAAGTCGTCAATTTATTGCAACTATGTATTTTTTCTTTTGGAGTTTTGTATAGAGAATGATTCACAAAAATGTAGGAATGTCATCTCCAACGTATTCGTTCAAAAGGGTTTCAATAAAGACAAAAATAAATATAGAAACAAAACTAGTACTATTCTATGGAGAACTTGAATTTTAATAAATTATTAGATAGAGAATTAGTGGTGCAAAATATAAAAAGTATTCTATCTCATTTTGAAGAAAATAAAAAAGATTTACTTTTGAAAAAAGGAATTTACATTTATGGCAATCCTGGATCCGGAAAAACAACATTTGTCATGAATATCTTGAATGAAATGAATTATGATGTTATAAAATATGATGCCGGAGATGTTAGAAATAAAAATATTATTGAAGCTATAACAAAGCATAACATGTCGGATAAAAATATCATGAGTCTATTTCATAAAAAAGAAAAAAGAATTGCCATTGTTATGGATGAAATTGATGGAATGAATAATGGCGACAAGGGAGGAATAAATTCCCTCATCAAGTTAATACGACCAAAAAAAACTAAAAAACAAAAATTGGAAGAAATTACAATGATTCCAATTATTTGTATCGGTAATTATCATATGGATAAAAAAATTAAAGAATTAATAAAAGTATGCCATTCTATAGAATTACATTCGCCTTCAAATGAACAAATTTCTAATATTTTAAAACAAGTTATACCTGAATTGGATAATAGCACTAACATGTGTGAAAACATGATTCAATATATACAAAAAGATTTAAGGAAATTAAAAATAATACATGAAATGTATACAAAAAATAAAAGTCTTTTGAAAAGAGATCTTTTTGAAAATATATTTCAGTTGAAATCCTATAATGATGATACAAAAATTATAACAAAAAATCTGATTCATAGTAATTATAGTATTGATGACCATTGTACAATGATGAATGAAACTGATCGTACTATAGTAGGATTGTTGTGGCATGAAAATATTATAGATCTTTTTCAAAAAATGAATACAGAAACGTCTATTACATTTTATTACAAGTTGTTAGAAAATATGTGCTTTGCAGATTCTATTGATAGAACAACGTTTCAAAAACAAATTTGGCAATTTAATGAGATGAGTTCTATTATAAAAACATTTAAAAATAACAAATTATATCACGATACTTTTGGTGGAAAAAATAAATCAAAGTATGCTCCAAACGAAATTAGATTTACAAAAGTATTGACAAAATATTCAACCGAATTTAATAATTTTGTTTTTATTCAACATTTGAGTCAAGAATTGTGTATGGATAAAAAAAATATTTTTTCTTTTTTTTGTGAATTAAAACAAAAATATCAGGATTCGGAAATTGATGAAAAGTTGAATGAACTCTTTGAAAATTCCAACATTAGCAAATTGGATATAAATCGCATTTACAGGTATATTGAAAAATATATTAATACAGATGGTTGTGAGGGATTAGAAGATAATATTGACGGAGAAGAATTGTATCAAAATCAACTCGCCTTTGATATGATGGAACCGATGAATTAGTAAAAAAATTCCATATCCTAATCCCAATTCCAATCTTTGAAGAGCCCTCCATTTGTTATATTTGACATGATGGTTTTTTTAATTGGCGCGATTCCATATTTTTTTTCATAGAATTCCATTTCATTTAATTTTGCATGGTTATTTTTATTTGAGTCGGACAAGTAATCTAATAATTCTTTTTTTTTGAACCAGGTTGGATCTATATACGGTTCATCATCGGTTTCATTAAATCTTTCATCACATCCTCTATTTCTTTGTCTAGAAAAGGATGTATATTTTGTTATAGTAAATAAATTAGTATCATTACTAACATCATTACTAACATCATTATTAAAATTATCATTTGAATCATTCCTTACTAAAAAATTATTTTCTCGCAGATTGATATATCCTATTGCCAAATTCAAAAAAATGGCAATTCTTTTACTTTGAACAAGTGTTATCATGTAAAACCTTTATTTTACATGAGAATAAAAAATATAACTTGAAACTTTTTAATTTGCACTATAAATTTCATATTGCATTTTTGTATATTTCTCTCTCCAGATTCGCTTTGTATTTTCTCCTAATACTATACCTCGGTGTTTTTCAAATTCATCTGGACCGTGATAAAAAAAAGTATTACCTCCATCTCTCAGTTTGAAATACAAATCTTCATACTTTGAACCAATAAGGTGACGGATTAGTTTGTCACCTTTTTCATGACCCGAGAAAATACCTCCAGTAACTGCATCTACAATGGGTGTCCCCATTCCAGCTGAACTATAACACTTTATGCCTTTTCCATATCGCGAATTAGAAGAAAGTAGTACAGCTTCAGTAGACGGTTTTGTTTCATGAAAAGGATTTTTTCTTTTTTTTGAATTTTTTTCAAGAAGTTCTGCCAAATATGTGTCGTCGTTATTTGTAGGATGATATCTGTCCTCACTGTACATTACGTAGATTTAATATATGTATATTCATACAACATTCTTTTTATATTTGTTTTTCAAGAACTAATTATAGACTGGGATCCCTAGTTATTTTCTTTTTTTTGTTCTTTTTATTGTTCTCTTTTTTCCTTTTGTTCTTCTTTTTCTTTTTGTTCTTTTAAAAAAGAAATCTTCTCTTGAATTAATCCCGTAATTTTTTTCTGGAGATAATCATTCTTTTCTGCTAGTTTTATATTTTCATGTGTTATTTGTGCAAGTCGTTGTTCATAAACAGAAATTGATTGTTGTAGTTGATGAATTAAAGTAATTTCCTCCTTCTTTTGTTTTATTTCTTCAATTTGTTTTAATACATTGGGTTTATTTTCTGGTTTTCCAGGAGAATAATTTTCAAGAAGATTATCTACATCTTCCAAGAAAAATTTCATCGTCTTTTCATCTTTTACAAAATCCGACACTTTTAAATTGCTTTCTTGCACAAACGGATTACTTGATTGTTCTAATAACATTTTTTTATCAAAAGAATTGTGATTATGCGAAAAAACCAATATACTTTTGAGTGAATTTAGTTGAACAAATGGAATAGTATAGTTTTTTAAAAAAGATTTTTCTTCAGCTAGTTCAGCCTCATCATCATATCTAGTCTGTTTTAATAATTCTTTACGAAATGCAAATGTTGCAGCTGTAGAATGATTTGGACCATAAGGCCCGCACTTGTACATTTTTTCTATATGCTTGAAATAAATGTACATTTCACTTGAACCGGCACACAATGCGTGTGGATTATTTTGCAAAGTCTCAACCGCATGACTTATACGATCCTCTGGATAGTAATCATCGTCGTCCATATAAAGTATTATGTCACCACTGCATTTATCATGCATTAAATTTCTTTTTTGTCCTAGACTCATTTTTTTCTCATACGAAAAATATTTTACTTGTGGAATGTCTTGAATTAAATCATGTATTTTATCTGTTCCATCATCTACAATAATCCATTCTATTTTATCTTTTGGATAATCTTGATTATTGAAACATTGAATAATCATTGGGTAAAAAGGACGTCTATTGAATGTAGGTGTGCATACACTTACAAATGGATATACTGTTTTCGTGGCTGATTTTGATTTTTTACCCATAGAAATATAGAAAAAAAGATATATATAGATTTCTGAGTTGTATATTTATATCCTTGTTTTAACTAATCAAATTATTGTTACATTTTTCTATGTTTCAAAGTGTCGGATAATTTTTTCATTTTTTGGTTGAATATTTTCTTCATTTGATTATCTCCTCCACCAAGTTGTCTAGTTCCATTAATAGAGTTTTCTATTGGCGGGGTATTAGGTAAATTTATTATTTGTTTATTTCCAATCATTGGTAAAGATTTGACAGATGCAGTAGTTGGGACAAGTTCAGTAGTTGGAACAGATACATCGGACTGAATGGGTGGAACAGATACATCGGACTGAATGGGTGGAACAGATACATCGGACTGAATGGGTGGAACAGATTCAATAGTTGGAATAGGGGCTAAAGGAGGAACAGGTGGAACAGACTGAATAGATTCTTCAATATTATACGTCTCACCAGGTTCAGAACAAGTCTTTGTGTATTGGGTTGATGAGGTAACTCCTAAAGTTGCAGTTTCAGGAACCGTCTTTTTGGCATAACTATTTCTATACAAAAAAATAATGGATGCTATAAAAACAAAGAATGCGGCAAGTACATTTACATATTTATATGTAGCCATAGTTGTATTCATACAAAATAATGTCATAAACAAATCCAATTTTGTTTTAAGTACCCCTTTGACAGAATCCCAAAATGTATATGGTTTTCTATCTCCAGTTGAAATAATTTCAGCAACTTTGCTAAATGGTTGAAATATACAAGTCAAAAATACAATAAACGGAATAAAAAATACAAATCCATAAGAAATTATAAATGCTGCTATTACAGAGAGAATTGTTCCAGGACTAAATGAACTCGCCGGTTTCCAATTTGGAGGAGATGCTGGATCTGATATGGAATTACTGTCATTATTTGAATTGTATTTGAATAATCTTCCAGCACAAACAACAAATAAAATAATTCCCAAAATTACATTTACAAAATATCCTGCTAATAATAAATATTGTAGTAAAATTGGACCTAGAATAATAATAACAGACTCGCTAAACATGGAGTTCATAGAATTCAAAATGAAACTAACTGCTCCAAAGTTGAAAGAAAACAAATTATTCAAAATATCAACGAGGTACATTGTTAAACGAGAGGTGTTGTGTTGTTGTGATACTTTTCTTAACTTGTCTAAAACAAAATGATTCATAGTATCGTCTTTTATAGGAAAAACCAATTTAGTAGAAAATGTCTCGTATTTTTTTGAACCCGAGTCGTAAATTTTCATAATGTCAATATTTACTTCAGGCTCGGTTGTTTCAAATATAGGTTGTGTGTTTGTATATGGCATGCAGTTCATGTTCGTAGGTAATAGATTAGCCTGTGCAACCTTGCAAGCAAACACAATTCTACTGCCAATAATAAAAACAAGAAGTAATTTTATGAAAAAAGACAAAATATCAGTAAAATAATCTTTCCAATTTAGGGTTCCTGTTGGATTTTTATTCTTTTTTTTTTCAATATCTGATTCTTCATTTGTTGTTGTTGTTGTTGCCATTAAAATTGGGTTATATTTCTGTTATAATTACTAGATATAAAAATATACATCATAATGCAAAAATATTATATCTGTATAATGTAAGTATACTTATAAATGAAAAAAACAAATATAATAATTGCCTTAATAAGTCTAGTTCTAGTAATGGGAATTTTTTATTGGATAAATTATTTAACGATTCACAACTATATTGTTGAATGTTTTACAGACATGAATATAACTGTAAACACGAATACAACAGAACTATCACAAACGGTAAGACAGCCAATCAACACAAGATACAGTTGCAAAAATATGTGTGGTCCACTTGCGCGTTGTTCAATTACTGGAGAACAGTGTCAAATTGATCAAGATTGTTATGGATGCAAACCCATGTTTTCTAATTCTGAACAATTAAAAATTACTGAAGATGTACCTGGTTACAATGACTCCGGTAAATTAGGACAAAGCGGTCTACTTTATTCTCAATTAACTGCAGATAGTCTTACAAGAAACGCTGGAGAAATTCAACATAATCAATTAAAGCCTCCTCCAAAAGCACAACTCGGTGTAGATACTTGGAGAATAGGTTTTGATGAAGGATTGAAATATTATCTAGACAGACACACATATGTAAATAACGCAAACCTCTTGCAAAATGTAAATATGCCAAACTATCCCGAGAGATATACAGCAACTGGAGAATTTTTAGAAAGAGGTCCTATTCCTGCAAATAGTTTTCAATTGTAGATAAAAATAAATTTGTATAGAACCGAGTGTTCTCTACGAATATATCAAATCAAGGATTATTTTATTTTAAATATTTGTGAAGTAATTCCAATATAAATCATATAGTTGAACAATACATAAAAGTTGATAATAACACACATATTATACATGCATTGAATATCAATTCTAGAAGTTCGTATATTATCTATATTGCTATAATTGTTGGTTTTATATAAACTAGCCAACATTAACAATATTGCAAATAAAAAGTAAAAAGAAGTTTCACTGTGTAATCCAAATTTATTTTTCTTTAATTTACTTAAATTATCCAAAACATACGTGTTTACACCCGTTAAAAAAGACAGTGATAGAACACCACTATTAATATCAGTAAATTTTGATTGTTCTGTTTCAAATGTTGTAATTCCCTCAACTGTAGAAAAGTATATTGTTAAATATATATTCAGTACAATAAGAAGAGAAAGTGGTTTCACAATAGATATCTGATATTTTGAATAGTGCAATAATACAGATGCAATAAATGTAATTAATGATACGAATACAATGAAATATTTATTAGCATAATTGTAGTATGTATTTGAATAATCTTTTTCAACATCTTTCATAATATATCCAACTGTTATGATTCCCTTGTATGAGTTTTTTTTATCTATAGATTTTTCCCATGAACCAACAATAGAATGTTTTTTAACTGCTTTATTTATCGCATAGTCTAACGAATAAAAGGACACATCATTTATACCATTTTTATTTTTTGTCAAGTCATTCATGATACTAATTAAACTTGTGTTTGGAGCAAAACTAGTAAATATAAATGCATACTTTTCTTGTTGCATCAAGTCACTATACGTAATATTTAACGCATCTTTATTAGCAGTAGCGCGTAATATAAATTCAGGATCTTTTTCATCATCAGTTGCTTCGTATATGGATAAATAGTATTCATGATTATTATATTTTATAGTTGAATTTTTATTGTTGTAAGCTAACCATTCACTATATTCCATATTATCTAACATGGTAATTCTTTCACCAATTATTTTTTCAAATATTTTATCTAGTTCTTGTTGGTTAGAGTTATTATACTCAATATTTGCACGTTCTTTTAGTTCTGTCTCTGATTTTTTAAATAAAAAATTTAAATATCCATTAAAATATAAATATTGCATAACAACAATGATCAAGTATATGAATAGAAGATGTGTTGTAGAATATAACATTTGATTTGATGACATATTGTATTTTATATGTGCTATATAATATAATATAGAAAAAAATTTTTGAAATTTTATTTTTAGAATTTAGGTTCGTTTCCGGCTTACAATTCTCGGAATTATTTTATAAACTTTCATGATTCTCCGTGAGTAATTTAAGTGGCATATGTAAGCGCACAGTTTCCACCAACAAATGTAAGCATATTTATTCTCTCTTCAAATACATACAAATCAAAGTTATAATCGTAAATTATCCAGGATGGTTTATTTACACCGATTATTGCACCTGTATCCGGATCACAAACAGTTAGTACTTGCGCCATTGGATCTAAAGGAGGTGTAATTGTTGTAAACTCAAATTGTATATTTGTATAAGTACTCATATTCATAGAACCTGATGGTTGATTCACTAGGGTCAATGATGAACTATCCATACAAAAATTATAACAATACAGGCCGCTGGGAGCCGCACCTGGAGTTCTATAGTATTTTTCTATATAACTATATACCCCAGCGGGTTGAAGATTTTCCCTATATGTTCCATCCAATAATATTCCTAAATTCACCAAAATTTCTCTCGCATTTTGTTGATTATATGTTCCTGTTGTCATATAACCAGTCAATACACCATTTGGATTTACACCAGGACCAATATAAACAGTTACAGTATTTCCAGACGCATCTATTCGTTGAACTGGATATAGCCCATCTACTGCAGCGGGAGACAAATCTTGCGGCAAATAATTATAAGGCCAGTTCGTATAGTTACTCCATTCGTTTCTCAAATTCGCATCACTTCTTTGAAAATAAAACATGTATGATGGTACCATTCCGAGAGAGTCCAAGTCTACTTTATTTGGACCAGTAACATTATAAAAGGCCTTTTGATAAATTTGTTTAAACATGTATTTCTGTTCATTTAATGCAAACAATCTAGACTCGTCATTAGAGAGAAAGCAATACGTACAATTCAAGTTTATATCCGTATTCCACAATGTTCGTTGGTCAGTATACGCATTTATTCCAATATCTACCGCTGGAGGAGGCTGCAAAAATCGGTAAAACTGCATATAAAACAAGTTGAAATTTGGAGCAACATATGGATAGTTATTCACTGGATCAAACACATCGCGAATTTGAAAGAGTTGATTGATTGGACGAAACGTGACATTTATAAAAAGTTCATTATATTGCAAACAAATGAGAGGAAATGCCTTTTGTGTCTTGTACATGAACCATGAATTTAGGGGAATATAAATAGGTCTTCCTCGTATAGAAGGTTCAGCGCCAGCAGAATCTGTAGTATAATATGAATTTGGGTAAGAGTTGACACGTGATCCGGCATTTGCAGGATTTGTTAGAGCGGGAACACTTCCCGACATTTGATCAAACAAGAATTGTTTTGTACCGTTCAAATCTCTTTGGTTTTGGGCTACAATATATGCACCAGAGTATTCTTGTAATTTTTGGTTTCCACAAGTAATTGTAATATTACTAATCATTTGTGCTCCAATATTTTCAATCCATTTAAATTCATATGGCGCCCATTGATAACCTGTTTCCGCACAAGGTGGGTATATTGGTGACCATATACTCGGCAAATTTACAACAAGATAACAGTCCATTAATAAATCAGCATATCTCGGAATTTTGAACGTGACAGTGGAGGATTCTGTGAGGCGCAGAGTTTTGGAACCTTCAAAATCAACGCGAAACTTTTGCATACCAAAATTGGTGTATTTGCTAAAAGTCGTTTTGAAAAATGTTTTAGAAGGATTTCCATTGAGTAGAATATTTTGTTGCCCTTGGCTAACAAGATTCATTAATCCGCCCGTCATTTCTTTATATCTTATATATCTTGTATATTATATCATATAATCATTCTCTCTAAATTGGTTTATTATTTCGTAATATATTTATGAAGATTGGAATCAACCAAATGCGATTCATTTTATAAAATCAAACGAGTTAAAGTGAAATGTGTAGAAGAGATTTACACAGATGAAGAATTAAAATGTTAAAATAAATGCGTTTAGTATATATAATTAATAT